ATAACGGTATAACATTTGCAATCGCACTAGGATAAAGATATGGCAATACCAACAACAAGAACAGATTTTAAAGAGTGGTGCTTAAGAAGTTTAGGTAAACCTGTTATCGAAATCAATGTTGATCCAGATCAAGTTGAAGATAGAATTGATGAGGCTCTACAATATTTCGCACAATATCATTACGATGGTATTGAGAGGGTGTATCTAAAATATCAATTGTCTGCGGCAGATATTACTCGTGCAAGAGGTAATGATTCTGGAACGGTTGCAACTGATGTTGATGGTTCGACAACTGCAACTTGGTATGAACAGCAAAACTGGATTCCAGTTCCAAGTTCGGTGGTGTCTATCGTTAAAGTATTTCCTTTGACAGATAAGGCCGCACTGAATATGTTTGATATTAGATATCAGTTGAGACTGAATGATTTGTATGATTTTAGTTCTACTTCTGTTATTCACTATGAGATGACAATGCAACATCTAGATTTTCTAGATCACATTCTCATTGGTGAGACAGCAATTCGTCACAACCAACATCAAAACAGATTATACTTGGATGCAGATTTCCAGACAGATTTTGTTGAGAACGATTACATTCTTATTGAATGCTATCGCAAACTTGATCCAACAACATATGCAGATGTTTGGGATGATATCTTTTTGAAGAAGTATGCAACTCAACTCATTAAGAAACAATGGGGTGCAAACCTTTCTAAGTTTCAAGGTATTCAGATGTTGGGTGGTGTTGCACTAAACGGTGAACAAATTTATACACAGGCACAGGAAGAGATTGATAAGTTGGAAGAACAGATTCAACTTGCATACGAACTGCCGCCTATGCATATGATAGGGTAAGTTATGCCAACAAAACTAAATGAAGATACGCAAGTTGCAATTCCATTAAAGAATTTAATAGGATTGATTATTGGTACAGTTATTGCTGTCACGGCTTATTTTGGTTTAACAGAAAGAATTGCGTTTTTAGAACATAACTACACAATGATGGATATGCAAGTAGATAAGAATAATGATTGGATAAATGGTTTCAAACCACCACCAGAAGTTCAAGACACAATTAAAAGAGTTCGTAACTTAGAACTAAAAGTAAAAGAACTTGAGATAAGGTTACAAAATGCCAACTAATGTATATTTCGATACAGGAACAAAACCAGAGCAGGCGCTCTATGAGGATTTGATTATTGAACAACTTCGCATTTATGGGCAAGATGTTTATTATATTCCTCGTAAGTTAGCTGGTACTGATAATATCTTTGGTGAAGATATCGGTTCTTCATTTGAGGATGCATACCTTATCGAAATGTATATGGAAAATATTGATGGATATGAGGGCGAGAAAGAACTCATGTCTAAGTTTGGTTTGGATATACAAGATGATGCAACCTTTGTTGTTGCAAGAAGAAGATGGGAACAGTTTATTTCTATCGACAACAACTTGATTGTATCTTCAAGGCCAAATGAAGGCGATTTAGTTTATTTCCCAAAGGGTGGCAAACTCTTTGAGATTACTTTTGTGGAAGATGAAGATCCATTTCTTCAAGTCCACAATCTACCTACATATAAACTAAAATGCAAAACCTTTGAGTATGGTTCAGAAGCCATTGACACAGGTATTGCAGAGATTGATGTTATTGAAACTGACAACTCTTTGGATATGTTGTCACATCAACTCACTTTGGAAACTGCAACTGGTTCTGGTTCTCTTATATTGGAGAACTCAGTAGAGAATGCTGCGGCGTCCTATATAATACTAGAAACTTATAATGTCGCAACTATTGATGAGAATTCACAGAATGATGACTTTGAACTTGCAGACGATAATATATTAGACTTTACTGAATCTAATCCATTCGGTGATGCTGGGGTTAATTAACTATGATTGGAAATTATTTTTATAACGAATCGACAAGAAATGTCGTAGTTGCGTTTGGTACACTTTTTAACCAAATTCAATTGACTAAAAAAGATAGCAGTGGAAATGTCACACAGACAATGAAAGTTCCACTTGCATATGGCCCAAAACAAAAGTGGTTGTCAAGATTGACAGAAGACCCTAACCTTGCAAAAAAGGTAGCGGTTACACTTCCTCGTATTGGGTTTGAGATTTCTGGTTTGACATATGATGCAACCAGAAAACAAAACAAAATTATGAAGGCAAAGAAGGTACTAGATGGTGCAGATAACTCACAATTAAAATCTGGTTTTATGCCTGTTCCATATAATGTTGACTTTGAGTTGTATATTCTTGCAAAGAACTCAGATGATGCGTTGCAAATTGTAGAACAAATCCTTCCTTACTTTCAACCAGAATACACAGTAACTTTGAGAGAGATTCCAGAACTAGATATCATTCGTGATGTTCCTATCGTACTGAATAGTATCTCTTATGAGGACGATTATGAAGGCGACTTTACAAGTAGAAGGAGTATCATTTATACTCTAAGTTTTACTGCAAAGTATTACTTGTACGGCCCAGTAACGTCTACAAATGTTATTCGTACTGTACAAGTTGACCAGTATGCAAATACTCCAGTTAATGCTCCATCTAGGGAACAAAGATACACAGTCGCACCGAATCCATCGAATGCAACTGCACAAGAATTTGATCCAGATGATGATAACTTTGGATTTAATGAAACAACAAGTTTCTTTGAAGATGCGAAAACTTATAATCCTGTAACTGACCAAGATGAATAAATAATAGAAAAGAATTCCTAAAGGAAAAAACGCATGGCAATTAGAAAAATCATATCAAGAAGTATCGGAGTGGATGTTATCGCTGCTGAGGATTTGGCAGCTGGTTCAGTTGAAACTGCCGAAATTCAAAATGGTGCTGTTACAGGCCCAAAACTCGCAGATAACCTAAACTATGATTCTGGAACACTATACCTCGACAGCACAAACAATCGTGTAGGCATAGGAACAACTTCGCCCAGTAGAAAACTTGAATTAAATGGTGGTGGTGTTGGAAGTTTAGTTACTTTTACAGATGGTGTTGCAACTAACTTCACATTTAAAACAGATGGAAGTAGTGTTGGCACTTTTGGAACTGAGGCTGGAAGCACACAACTTGCCTTTATGGTTGCTGGTTCTGAAAAAATTCGTGTGGCCAATGATGGTGATGTTGGCATCGGCACTAGTTCGCCAAATGCTAATCTTCACGTTTCTGGTTCAAGCACCAATGTTATTAGCGCACAAGTACAAAACAATGAGGGTACTGGAAGTCGTATAGACCTGTACTCTTTTGGCAGTTCTCCTGCTATTCAATCTGCACATAGGTCAGCGATGTATCAATGGACAGGTGCAGGCATAGACTTGTGGACACGAACAGGTGACTTACACTTTGGCACTAGCAACTCAGAAGCCATGCGTATAGACAGCTCGGGCCGTGTTAATATTGGTGGTGTCCAAACAGACGCCGGTGCAAAACTATCGGTTATAAGTGATAGTACAATAACTTCTGGATCATCGACAACAAATGAAGGTATTCTTATGATACCTAGTGCTTCATTGTCATCAAACCAATATGCGCCGTGGATTTCTTGGACAGGGTATCCAAGTAGTAGTGCTGTACAGAGGGGAAGAGCGGGGATTGGTGCAATATCAACTAATAATGCATCAGGTCTGGAACTTATATTTGCTACTAGAAATGCAGCAGATGGTAGTGTTCTTAGTCCTGCTGACGAAAAAATGCGTCTTACTACTGGTGGTCATCTTTGTCTTAATAAAACTAGTGATAGTTTTAATGACAGCGTTGGTATTTCTGTCAATGGTGCAGCTGGGTTAATTAGAATAGAAAGAAACAATGATCCATCTTTACAATTAAACAGAATGAATGCAAATGGAGAAATAGTTCAATTTTATAGAGGTGCTGGAAATAAAGTTGGAAATATTACTGGTAATACCTCATCCGTATCTTACAACACCTCATCTGACTACCGCCTAAAAGAAAATGTAGAATACGACTTTGATGCCTCAACAAGATTAAAGCAACTGAAACCTGCTAGATTTAACTTCATCGCTGACGCAGATACAACAGTCGATGGCTTCCTTGCACACGAGGTTCAAGATATTGTTCCAGAAGCAATTACTGGTGAAAAGGATGCAGTAGATGATGATGGTAATCCAGATTACCAAGCAATCGACCAAGCCAAGCTTGTTCCACTACTTGTTAAATCTTTACAAGAAGCACTAACAGAAATTGATAGTCTGAAGGCAAGACTAGACGATGCTGGACTTTAATAGTCTACCTAAATAAAAGACAGACATATAATAAACGGAGTGAAAATATTATGACTGAAGAAAAGAAACAAATGATTACAATTGATGACGTAGAGTATGCAATTGAAGATTTGAGCCAGAATTGTATTAATCTAATTAATAATATTCAAAAGTCAAATCAGTTGGAAGCAGACAAAACTTTTGAAATTGAGATGCTCAAAGCATCTAGACAATTGATGTTTGACAATTTGAAAGCCGAACTTCCAA